CAGTATTTCCTGGAATTACTTTAGCACCTTCTTTAAAAAAATGTTGACCAAATTTTTCAATTTGGTCCTGCAGCATAGACTGAAGACTAGTTAATTCTCTAGCTTGTACAGGATATCCTGGTTTAAATAATACCTTATGATAATCGTTCGTGGAGTCAAAATCGTCAAAGTAGGGAGCTACATTGAGGTTCGTTTGTTGTGGCATAATTCTTTAGAACTGCAAAATAACTTTTATGTCTTCCTTTTGGTTTGACGATCTTGTAATAGATGGTCTGTTATCAACGTAAATTATATTACCAGAATGTTTTTTAACCTCTGGGTTGGCAACACCGCTCGCAAAGGTTTGACCAAGATAGTATGTACGATTATTTATTACCGTAGATATACCTGAGAAGTTTTCATCAATAGTCAAATTTACTCCCGTAGATGGTGTGATTGTTAATGCTCCACCTGTTCCTGGAGATGATGTAAAATCATTTAAATTAAATCCGTATTGAGGTTGAGTCTGAGCAGTTCCTACAGTGTTGAATCCAGCAAGAGATCTGTCTTGCCAATACTTAAGAACTCCAGTGTTTTGATCATAACTTACAACCCTACCAACAGCTGTTGATCCTGTAGATATTGTTTGAGTAAAATACGAATCTGCCGTAAATGTTGCAGTGCTATATCCAGATCCAACTAATTTTAATGCCCCAAGAGCACTAGCCTTATCTACGGAGAGGATACTAGAAGATCCAAATTCCTCAGGATTTTCTACAACACCAACTCTGGCAATTTGATTTCCAGTTATAAAATCTGGATTATTATTATCGTTTTCAATTCTAGAATACATGAGAACATTATATGCTCCCAATTCTCTATATACATCTGCACCATGTCCACCTTGAGGTGACATTATAACATTAAATGTTGGTCTTGTTGTTCCTGTTGGAACTCCACCTGCTTCTAAATCAACATTCCCATATGTATAATCAGATCCTTGATTTGAAACAGTAACTCCACTTACTTGTTGGTTCCCATCAATAGTAATAGTGCATTCTGCTCCTGACCCATCACCTTTAATAGGGACAGATGTATACGTGGAGTTTGCAGTTCCAAGTCCAACACCTTTATTAGTAACAGTTACAATTTTAATTGATCCATCGACTGCATTATCTCTGACTGCAGCATTATCAGTAGAAGTTGCCCAATCTGATGGGACAGGTAGATAATCTGTAGACTCAAATTTAGCAACATCACTTGGTTTAATACTAAAAAGGTATTTCCAAATGTAACCATCACCACTGGTTCCTGCAGATCTTGGTTCTAGATCCGTAAATGTTGGTTCATCAAGAGATGGTCTTCCAGAAGGATTATCTACATCAATTCCATTTTGAAGACAAATATAAACTCTAAAATCACTATTCATGACAAAATAATTTGCCAGGTATAGTGATGTTGAACCAGAAACTACAGCAGTATTAGATCTGCTATAATCATGACGATACATATCATAACTTGTTCCTGAGGACCAAATAAGTTTGGGTACAACTTGCCTTACATCAGCAGTATTGATTTTTTTCAAGGCCACCATGGTGTCCCAGTAATCATTTTCCTGATCAAAATTGTCTTTAGGTGATGGTGGATCAATATCCCAATCACTTTGATAATCTTCGGGATTAGTCAATCCAATAAAAGAATAGTATGAATTGCTTGCATTAGAAACACCAGCAACAAAATTCTTTGCATTTAATATTCTAATCTGATCAGTTATAATAGCAGCCATTTGACGGACTTTTTTTCTTTATTTATTAGAGATCAAAGATCATAATTTTTAAATTTTAGGAAGTTTGATCTAACGACCATAGTCGCAGTTGAAATTCCAGATCCTTCTGCATAAGAAGAATAAGAATTTTCTTTACTTCTTGCTGCTATGTCAATTCTTCCCCAACTAAATGATCCAAAGAAATCTGAAGTTGTAATTCCAGAGAATCCATAATTAAATCGATTTACCTTGGTAAACACTCTACGCACATAAGTTGAAATTCCAGATATGCTTGTGGAAATTGAAACTGCACTGTCAACTTCATAAACATTATCTGCAAAAATAGTTCCTAGACCCACTGTACTATCTGAGGCATCCAGAGATAGTACAGAAGTCGAACTAGATCCAACATTAGAATTTTTAATCACAAAGTAATCATTTTTACTGATAGAACTAATGGTCACCGCCGTTCCCGCGATGTTAGAATCTCTAAGGAAAGAATTGTATGGAATGTGAATATCAAAGATGAGTTGTGTTCCAATTCCAACAGTAGTTGTTCCAAATCCAACAATTACACCATTATCTCCAGAGTAAGTATTTACAGATACCTCCTCAGTATTATGCGATGGTGGTGCGATTAAAACAACGGGAGCATTAGTGTTAGTATATCCAGTTCCAGAATTAGTTATCGTTATACTTGTAACAACTCCCGCAGTAATAGATGATGTTGCTGTCGCTGTCGTTCCAAGTCCAACTGATTGGACTGTGCTTCCGATAGTTACCACTGGAGCAGAACTATATCCTGATCCTCCATTAGAAATAGATATTGAGGATATCGTTCCTAATCCAGTAACAATAGCGGTTGCAGATGCACTTACTTTCGAATCTTGTGTAATAAATTTAATTTTATTTTGGAATGATAGATCAGTATCATTTTCATTTTGAGAATTAAATGTTGGTCTTAGATTATCAACATATATTGTTGTGGATCCAATCCCTACAGATTTTGTAATATATGCACTGGGATTAATGACTGGTTCATAAAGCTCTCTATTTTTACCAATAGCAATCTGATCGATGAATATGTCTTCAGTTTGTTTGCACCAAATAACTGGTCTTTCTAAAGTAACATCATTAGTATTTCCAGGTCCAGAATATGAATTGGTTTGAACTATATTTGTAGATTTGATTAAATCTACAACTCTTTCATCTTCATCCAAAGATGATGCTTGTCCAATCGATGCATCATGTTTGATTTGAAGTGTATCACCCTTTTTGACAGTTTCAATTATATTTCTAAAGATTACATCAGTATCTCCTGTTCCTTTATAGAAGATAATATCAACCAAATCACCAACTTTCAATCCTTCAGTAAATGTTACAATACTTCCTCCATCAAAAGTATATCCTTCACCGGGAACTTGAAGCACACTATTAACAAAGATAAGAAGAACATCTTGAACATTAATCTTGGATCCTTTTCCAGAAACAATTGAAATAGAATTCCCTGCTAGAGACAATGGGAAATCTTTTCTAGATCCATCAATAAAATCATTAATATTATCCAAAACTTGCAATTGTCCGACAGACCAACCTGCAAATTTGTCACTAATAACTTCATCTATGGTAATTTTAAATTCAGAGAAAGATGAAGTTGTTGGTATTCCTGTAGATCCACCAATTGGAACAGTTAATATTTCACCATTTCCAAATCCATATCCAGTATTTCTGATTGTAAAATCAATAATACTTGATCCCTGACCAACAACAATATCAACTACAGCACTGGTTCCAACACCAACGGAGCTGGAAGAGTATTGTAATGGAATATTTGAATAACTTAATGGATCATCAAATACAACAAATGGTTGATTTGTTGAAGTGTATCCAGATCCTGGATTTGTAATCGCAACACTTACAATATTACCACCACTAATAGCAGCGGTTCCAATAAACTCAATGTTTCCAGTTCCAGTACTAGAAGTTCCAACACCAACATTAACTATGGTTTGAATTCCAACTCTATAACCAGAACCACTATTTCCAATACTAATGGATGATATTGTTCCAAGACCGGAAATAATAGCAGTTCCTCCAGCAGAAATTAAAGGTTGATATCCAAGACCTGCATCTGAACCAACTGAAACAATAATTCCTCCTTTAGGGAAACTAGAAATGCCTACATCAGGACCAAGCGGAACTGTATTAGTTCCTTGGAAAGCAACTGAAGAAATACCTGATGCTTCCTTAATTACGTATCCATCACTCAATCCAGGTGTTTGGAAAATATCATTAACTAAAATGACTGCATTTTCAGTGGAAATTCCAGAAACATTTGTATTATTTTGTTCCAAAGTAAATTCGTTTGAAACAGCATCAAATTGACTTGATATATTATCAAAAATATAATTTTTATGATAAGAATCATCAGAAGTATTTTGTACTCCAGATCTCATAAAACTTCTACCTTGGAAACTAGAACTTGTTGTTATACCAGTCCAATCTCTTTCATCTGGTGAATTTGTAGTAGATCCAATTGGAACATTTCCAAATGGTGCTTCTACAAAGTTCAATATATTATCAACAATGTTATAATTGCCAGAAATCTTAGTTACAAGAGTTCCCGTCCCATATCCAGATAAGACAGTTCCCAACCAAGGTCTACGAACTCTAATAGTATTTGTACTTCCAATTCCTACACCTTCTATCTTCATAATCTCATTACCAATCTGAATAATATCAGACCCAAAGAAAGATGTAATTCCACTAAATTTAATCAAATTATCAACAGATTGAACTTGATCAGAAAGCACTGTTGTTACTGATGTAGATACAACCGGAGACTGAATAACATTGTCAATAGCAACAATAACTTTAGCATTTTGATTTGTTGCTATGAATCTATGAGAAGTTCCAATACCAACACTTTCAAGATCTACAACTTCTGGTATCGATTTAAGTGCATTTTCCGCACTGGTTGCAATTTTAATTAAATTATCATCAACTTTTACAGCATATAGATTTTCATCTGGAAGGAATGTGGTGTTAGAAGTTCCAACAAAACTTGCTGTCGCAATACCAATAGCAGATGAAGCCGTTCCTACATGATTATATCTAATCTTTTCTCCACTTACAAAGAAATGATTTGGAATTTTAATAGAGTTGGTTGTTACATTTACAATATCACCACTATTACCTAAGAAATATCTTTCAAAAATTTGTTCATTCTCGTGAGTTAGTTCAAATTCTCTCTTAATATCAGAATCTGTTCCAAAATATTCTCCAATAGAATCATTAATTGATGCATTTGTAAAAGGTATTTTGGATGCTAAATTAACATCTTCATTTATAGATACTGCATTCATGTATACATTGACAACTGTATTAATACTCGCATTCGGAGTAAATACAAGTGATACAGTTCCTGCTGCAGAAACTCTAGATCCAAAGGTTCCAAGACCAGACGCAGTTTCAATGTTCGCATATTCGGTCATGTAAGTTTCACGACCTTGAGTAGTATCAACATAATCATCAACAACAACTATTTCAGACAACTGAATTGAGGAGTTGGTCGTATCAGTAACTTGAACTATAAAATATGCACCATCAAAATTATTTGGATAATCAGCAACTGTATTAATTCCAGGAGATCCTGATGAAGATATAGTAGTAGTTCTTCCTTCAATTTGAGATCTTCTAAGATTTATTGTTCCAATTCCTGTAAAGGTATTACTAGAAAGTCCGACAACAACAGTGTTTATAGCGCCAGTGGTTGCAATACCAACAGCAGTTGGGATGAAATCTACTTTCAGGTTAGTTCCATCAATGTATGCATGATATGTTCCAAGACCAGTCTCAGAATAATCTCCAAGACTCGTTGATAATCTTCCATATTCTAGCAATTCAATGTCAGATCCTTTGTGAACAACATTTAATTCAATTGCTTCAAATTCATCATTTCTTGAAATGTCTGGATTAATATTAACTAAAACTTTTGCACTTGAATATGTGTGTCCAATTGAAACAATTGTCTTAGTTGTATTTGATGGTATTTCAATACTATCAGTGTCAATTAGAACAACTCCACCAAGACTTGTACTGCCAGTTCCAAGTACAACATCATCTAGATTATACGAAAGTGTAGAAATATCATAATCATTAATTGAAGAGTTAACTGGATGGAATTCTAAACGTCCATCAGTTCCAGATATCGAGAAGTCAAAAGAACCTTGATCGTATGTAGTTTCAACTCTAGCATATTGGTTCATGTATGCTCTAGAATTATCATGAAGAAGATCAACAAGCATCAATTGTCTTTGAGCTACAAATCTCTTATCTCTTACATAAGTAATATATTTTTGGAATCTATTTGATGAGATAGAAAATGTGTCAACAATACTAAAATCTGTTTGTCTTGGATTACTATTAAACTGACCACTTATATCATCAATTGACAAAACTCGGTTTCCAACTGATTCAAAATAATCGGTCAAAATTCTATTTGAAAATACAATCTCATTAGAAATAAACTTAGAGTTTTGAGATAAATTATTTTCAGTGACTAAATCAAAATCATAAACGCAATTTAAACTTACAAATCCATCAAGATGATTAACTGAACTAACATTTGTAGTATTTGTTGTAAGACCAACAGACATTACATTAGTATTTTTTGTTTCCAGTTGATAATCAGAGAATTTTCTAAATCCTAAAGTATGGTTGAGACTAGAAACAGAATCTTCCCAAGTAGAATATGGAACTTTTGATTTTAAAGAATATGAGAAGTTCTGATAATAAAAACTATCTTGAATTTTTTGAAGATCATTATTTAAGAATCCAATATCATTCTGCCATCCTTTAATATTTTTTGAGAATGCATCTAAATTTGCATAAGTATCAAAATATTTTATAGAGGATGCGATTCCTTGAGTTTTGGAACTGGATCCTTCTATAATCTCATTAATAACAAATTTTTCAGGAGAAGAAATTCTAAGAATACTGGTTCTACGATTCCAACTATCTACAATTCCTTTTGCTGAGTTAGAGGTTACAGGTTCTCCTACAAAATAATTATTTGTATTCAGTTCTACTGCAAATGATGGGAAATGTTTTTGGGCAAGAATTTTTCCTGAAGAATTTACAGAATCAAATGTGCCTACAATTTCTCCACTAGAAATAAACTCAGACATATCAAATGATACATCTCCAATACCACCAAGATTTTCATTAGTTGAGGTTACAGTAAACAACTGATAATCGTAAGCAGAAGAGTTATATCCCTTACCAGTGGATCCAACACCAACACTTACATTTTCAATTAAAACTTTATCCCCCACAGTGAACGGGAAAGAATTAACTGTACTAAACCCTACTGATAAAGTTACTGTTGCTATTCCCGAAGATGTATAGACAATACTACTAATACCAACTCCAGCCCCACTCTCAGTTGGAATAATGGTTGGAGTAACAGCATTCATCCCTTTTGTATTTTTAAGAATCTCTACATTTGATTTTCCTACAGTTACTTTTAGGTCAATATCAGGAACAATATTATTAGTTCTTCCATCAAGAACTACTAGTTTTGGAGGAATTGAAAATCCACGTCCAAATGAAGTAATACCAATAGAATCAAATGATGCAAGAGAATCGATTTTTATGACTTGTGGTAAAACAACTGTTGGAGTCAGAGTTTTATCTGATGGATATTTAAATCCAATATCTTTAAATGAAATTGACTTTACAGATCCAATACCAAAACCAACTGCTTCAAGTATTGCCCCATTACCAGCACCTGATGTAACTGTGGTTATTCCTGGTAGTGAGTAATAATTTGAACCAGAATTTGTAATTTCAATTTTTGCAATTGGTCCATAAGTATGAGTACAATCTGTTTCATAGGAAATATCTGAAGATGATCCATAAGATGACTCTTCAGGAACATCTTTAACAGAATATGTAAATGATGTAGTCGTTCCTAAATTGATTGTATGTTTTCCATTATAAAGACTTTCTTTTACGTTTATTTCATTTCCAGAAATAACTTCACTATCAATAAACACTCTTTCTTTAACTTCTGGAACATTAGTTTCCTTTACAACATTTAAAGTATAATATAAAATCTGTGGGATATCTTTATTGACTGTTAATGTCGCTTTTGCACCAGAAGTTCCAACTTTACCATCTTTAATTAATTCAAAGTTGGGATTTTCTTTAGATGTGTTCCAAACTTTAGTTAAATTTTTATCCGAATATAAATTAAATTCAAATGCAGGATAAGTTGTTCCTTGATTGGAGAATGAAAGTGATGGATCAGATAAATCGAATGTTACTGTAGAATTTTTATATAAATCAATTGGTGGATTTATTGGATTGATAGTTCCATCAGAAGCACTTGTTATATTAACAACTTCTGGTTTATTTTGAATTGAGTTGAAATAAGTATTTGATAATTTTATCGTATTTCTATCTACACTGACAACATAGTAGATTTTTTCATTTTCTAATCCTCCAGATGAGGTTGTGGCCGTATGAATTATCTTATCACCAGTTTCAAATCCATGATTTGTTAACAAAATTGTATTTGTAGATGTATTGACTCCTGCAGTCGCAAATCCAACAGGGTTGATTATAATTCTAGAATTGTAATCATTATATTTTGCTGTTACTATACCAGTGTTTTGTGGATTAACAGATACAAATATATTATGCGGAGAACTTAATCCATGAGTTGTTGCTGTAGAAACTGTAACCAAATTTCTCTGCACATTACCAGTAATTACATTATAGTTTGTGGTAAAACTGTGTGTATCTCCAGTACCCACTGTTCTAAAGAATAATGTGGATGAATCTGTATTTGCTCCACCAACAAAACTTCCAGTAGTTCCAAGACCGACTCTAACAGTTGCAATTCCAATTAAATCTTCAGTTATTTTTGCAACAAATAAAGTTTGACCATTCGATAATGTTGTTCCAACTCCAACATTAGTTTCATCCTGAACAATAATACCATTTCCACCCGTTCCTGGAGAATATGTTAACTGATCTCCAGTTTTGAGATTATGATTTTTGATGAAAATACTCTTAGTCGGAATAAATGCTTGAGTTGCACCAGATCCTGGATTTGCAAACGAAATTGTTGTTCCTATTCCAACACCAGCAGTGGTTCCAAGTCCAACAGCACTTGCCGGATCAAAATAAATTTGCTTGTTTAGAGTATATGCATAATCAGTTTTAAATCCTGCATTAATTTTGATTTTTCTTGGGTCTTCGTAGATGTACTTACCAATGGTGTGAGAGGCACCTGTAGTCCCCTCTACTGCCCTTAAAACTCTAATTCTAGAGGATAGGGCATCTATGTTTAATACTTTAACTTTCTCTGTTCCAACGCTAAGAATATCATTTTCTCTAATGTTGGGATAAGTCAAACTTCCATTAACTCTAAAGTAAGTAACAATACCTGTTACTCCATCAGTTCCTATAGCTACACCAGTGTTTCCTACTCCTGATATGGTCAATCTATTGGTTTGAATTCCTGCGCTATAAGTTCCTTCAATTTGAGACGATGTTGTAGACAATCCGGAAATTGAAATCGTATCTAAGTTTGTAAAATTATGAGGATTATCTGCAAATATTAAATATTCACCTTTTTTCTCTCCAGGATAAAATTCAACATTTTCAATAATACTTGATGCAACACTAATATTGGATACAGACCTTCCTTTTACTCTGCTTATTTTTGCAGATACAAAATTACCTTGTGTTCCACTATTATTAAATACCAACTCTTCATTTACTCTATACTCATTACCACCAGTTACTATACCAACACCTGAAATTTTTCCTGGAGTAGTTGCTGAAACTATAGAAGGTTGATTAAATTTATTTGGAATATACAAATATGGATATTCAGAATCTCCTTCAATTAAATTAAGTGGTTGAGTATTTCTCTTCCATTCATTTTGTTCAATATCATAATTGTCTTGATTTGATCCTAATTTGAAATTAAATTCATCAGGAATGGATTGATAGTTCTCTCCTATAATATATGGAAATACTGGTTCTCTATATTTTTCAAAAACTCCCGAAGTTGAAGAGAATTCATTATTAATGGTTACAAAATATGCATATGTTCCTTCTGGATAGTCAGGTGTTACGCAGAATCTTCCATTATTAACATCAAGTACAGAATCATCAGAAACTTCATTATGTGTATAATCTTCTACAAAAAATCCCTCAGGAAAAACTGAAGTAGATGGTCTACCATCTTTTAAATCTAGTTTATAACCAGACTTCATAGGAGATATTATTCCACCAGTTTTTGTTTTATATCCATATGGTCCATAAATTGGATTGCCATCATATGCAAATCCAATAATCGGAGAGTGTTGATCTGATGATTCTTCAACACCATCAATTTTTTTCAAATCAGATTCTCCATAAAGAGTTTCTCCATCTTGACTTATGGAGAAAATAGATTCTCTTAATACTCTTGGAGAATACAAATGACAGTATTGAAGTCCATAATTACCTTCAGATATAATACCATCATCTTTTGAAAAATATGAGGAGTATTTTTGGTATAGATTTACTCTCCAAGATTTAATATTTGCCTTAAACTCAGGTAATACTTGAGTAGATCCTGAGGGAATTATGTCAATTGATGTATTATCTGGAGAATATCCACCACCAGTTTCTATAACATTTACAGATATCAAAGATCCATTCTCCACAATCGGGGTAAGAACACATCCAAAACCATCACCATTAATAATAAGATCTGGACTTGAAAAATACTTACTACCAGAATTTAAAACAATAACTTGAACAATTCTTCCATTACTTAAAACCGGTTGTACTTGTGCATTAATACCAGAATCTAGTGTTATTTCTGGTTGGTTATCTAAATTAATAATATCAGAGGATCCATACCCAACACCAGTATTTTCAAGATGAACTGAGGTTATTTCACCTCTAACAACTGGTTGAACTTTTGCTTCAAATGTTTCTAATCCTACAGAAGATATTCCAACTTTACCAATAAGACTTACTGAGATATCTGGATAATTGAATATATGAGTTCCAACTCCAACAGAAGTTATATCAATATATTGTTTTGTTCTATAATAAAATTCTCTGTCAGCTGCCGATCCAATTTGGGAAAGGTTAAATGAATTATCATCCACCTTAGTCACATAATATTCAGTGTTTGTAGAAAGTCCAGAAGCTATAGTTCCAACATGGGTATACTTTACAGTCTCTCCAGATTTATAATCATGATTTTCAATTTTAATTAAATTTGAAGATGTGCTGATTCCAGATTCAGCAGCTGCTGTTCTTTTCTTATTTTCATATCCAGATCCACTATTAACAATATTAATTGAATCAACGATTGATTTTTTACCTACAGATTGTAGAGAATGCTTACCAATACCATATGCTGACAGATATACTGTATTGATTCCAGAGATAGCATCTCCCTGGGTTTTATGTAATCTGACAGTCACATTATCAATAGTAGAAACAAAATATGATGAGTTGGTAACTATACCAGAAATTCCACTTTGATCAGATGTTTTATAAATTACCTGTTCTGCATTTTTAAATTTATGATACGTAGAAAATCCAATCCTAGATTGTGCTGATGTTGTACCAATAACAACTTGATTTGATGATACATCTGCAAAGAAATCTACACTATGATTAATTTGTTTCATATTAATCTGGCCAATTGCCCCAGATCCATTTCCACCAACAATTTTTAAAGTAGGAGTTTCTTCATAATCAAATCCAGGATCTATAATTTTAATTTCTTCAAAAGATCCAGAAACTGCAACATATCCTGTTGCTCCAGATCCAACGGAATCTTTGATTATCAAATCAGGAGCATTTATAACATCAATATTAGTTCCTTTAGCAAGAACTTCAATATTTTCTATTTTGCCATATTTAATTACATCTTTTGATTTATAATTTAAAATTTCTACTCCATTAACTAAAATACCGGTAAAACCAGATTTAGTTTTGTTAATAGATCCATCATTAATTGGATTAGAAATTTTTCTAAGTAATTTTTGAGAATCTAATTCTTTTCCATTAAATTCATATGGTTTAATTGTGCTGCCAGATACCGTAGTTTCTTCTGACAGAGATACAAAATTTGAATTAAGTATATCATTTCTACTTTTTGCAAATCTTACAGTAAATCCATCAATTCTTTTTATAAAATATAATCCATCAGAAAAAAGTCCAACTCCTCTTACTTCTCTTGTAGCGGGACTTCCCGAATCATCAATATAATTTTCACTAACAGTTTCTGCAGAGTAATAAACAGTGTCGCCAGTATATAATCCATGTTCTTTTCCTGGACTAATTTCAAACTCATTTCCACTGAAAGTTCCGGAAAAAATAACTTCTCTAGTAGATAAATCTAGTGGTTGTGAATTATAATTTGGAATGGATGGAGATGCAATTAAATAATCGCTTCCATTTTTATACACATTACTGACATCAGTAGCATAAGATGAAATATTCGTGAAAGTGTTTGATACACCTTTGTTAATAGTTCTTTTTATTTTATAAGTTAAATTTAAATTTAAAAATCCTTGACCTCTAACAGTAAAAGATTTGTTAGTAACTATATTAAGTATATTGGTTTCTTTTTCATCACCTGCACTTGTAATAAATTTGGCAGAATCTCCAGACTTAAAACTATGCTCAACATTCAAAGTTATTTTATAAGTATTATCTGAGGAATCCAATAATTCTAATTTACTTACTTTATATAAAGGTGCAACATTATAAAACCACTTATTTGTTTTAAAGTTATTTTCAGAGCATCCGAGAGTTGAAATATTAACAATTCCACCCTTTATCAAATCGGTGGTATTTTCTATTAATTGAACATTACTTAAAACAGAGTTAACCCTGACTCTAATAATCTCATCCTGATCTAAATTAGATCTACCATATGCAAAAGTATTAACTCCTACAGTAGACGCATCGGATATGTTTCCTGTTACATTTGTAATCCCAAAAAATTGAGTTAGGGATTTTGATGTGTATGATACTACTCCCGTGGTAGTGTCATTGTAATTAACATACAATTCTCCTGTAGACCCAAATCCAACAGTAGAATCTACATCAATTGATATAGAATTTGTATCAACATCTCCAATAACTCTAGTAGAAGGTTCTACTGCAAATTTACCATACAAAGTTCCATTAACATTAATGTCTCTATTATATCCACCATCAAAACTAATTTTATAAAAAGTTTGACCATATCCAACTGATATTTTTTCAACATCAGTTATTGGAGAATATGCTTTCTCTATTCCACTATCAAACTTATATGCATCTTGATATAATGTTGCATTTTCTAGATTTGAAGGATCTCCTTCTATTGCCTCTACGACTAAACTATTAACAATTCTATATTGAGCATCAGAAGGTGCAACTAGAAAATCTCTAGGTTTAATTATTTGTACATTTTCATTATATAATGCTTTAAATAAAATTTCAAACGATATATCTGTACCCTTACTTAAGTAAAAGTCTTTTGATTGTTTTATAAAAAGATTTTGGTCCAATTCTGGAGTTAGTGATCTTTCTTCAAATCCAGGTGCTAATTGATGTTTTGTTTTTAATAAAAATTCTTTTAAAAATAAGCAACTTAAGTTTTTAATAATAGATTGATCTTTATGATCTTCAGATTCAGTTTCTTTAAATACTACTTCTTCTTTATTCAGTTCACTTTTATATGAAGTGATTCCAACAAATCCTCTAATACATCCAGTAAAAGAAAACTCAGTTTTTCCAGTATATGTAATTACTTCATCATCTATTTGCAAAAGACCATAAGAATCTGGAAATCCATTGGTTCCATATGGAGATCCTGCAATGTCAACATTTATAGTTTCTGCATCAAACTCAATATCGCCATTTAATACTACAGATTCATTTAAATTTGTAGTATTATCTAATTTAACATATCTGTCAATATTTTGAATCAGGTCAACTGGTCCACCTTGATACTCTTGTCCAAGATAATACTGTTTTAAAAATTGAGATATAAGAGGGTAATCTTCCTGCACATAAGTGGGAAGCTGGTTAGATACGATAGTATTAAACTGAACTCTAGTTTCTGACATGTTATGATTTTATCTTCTTAGTATGAGATTGAACCTGATGAGGATGATCCAGATGTGGATACAGATGTTGATGTTGAAGAAGCTGCTTGTTGGGTGGTTACATTAGGAGTAGAAGTAGAAGAACCTCCAGTTCCAGTTCCAGTTACAATATTTGTATCTGGACCTCCAGAACGGACTAAATTGCCGTTTGAGTAACTAGAAGATACAATATAACTTGATGCAGATGGATCTAATCCAGATGCTATATCATCAACAACAGTTTCAAAAATACTGTTACTTATATCTAGTTGCAAATAAAGATCCTGTAATCCAACAACATCATTTGAAGTTGGAGTTACTTCAATTTCAATTACTGGTTGACCGTCTTTAGTCTTTCCAGCCAAAACATTTACTGGATTTAAAGTAATAGTACCACTTACATAATTAATTGTTCCAACATTACGTCTTACAATAGTTGGTGATTGAGACCCTACTGATGGTAGTGTGAACAAGAACAAAGATCCTGTTACTCTATTTGTATCAGGTACATCTGATAGATATACATTTGATTGAACTCCAGCAATTCTAAATGCTGAAGTCTTAATGTTATACCCACTCATATTTTTAATATGAAAGGAATTTCCAAAAGAAATTTGATATTCTGCAAAAGTGTCTAAAACAACTCCCAAATCTCTTCTCATTGCCACGGTGGTGATGTTTGAAGTCACTGATTCATGACTATCATCAACCATTTTTAAGAATTTACTATACTTAAATCTTGCGCCATATTTGTTTAACTCAGTTGACTCAGAATATCTTGTCGTATTGTTTTGAACAATAGTAGAAACATATGCAGACGATGGTGCAAAATTTGTATTGTAGTAAATTTTTGTATTTACTTCTAGATACAAATATTTTAAATCTAAAATCTCTGGTACAATACCGGCAACAGAATATTTTTTCAATTTTGTTTTAATATTCTCTTTGATCAAATTTGGAATAAAATCACCAAATCTTGGTTTAATACTAATGAATACCTTACCATATTGAGGTGGAACTAATTCTTCACCACCAAAAACGGAGATTGATTCAGTTTCTGGATAAATTTTTGCGGGAATAATCGTTTCGTAGTCATTTGCAGTCAATGCTCTGTTCTGAGAAGCATAAATTCTTGGTGCAAACTTCTTAATCGACTCTACACCTTCAATAGATTCTCCTCCAGATGCAGATATTCCTGTAGTTAGAAGCGAAATACCAGCAGTTACTGTATATTCTTGAGAATTTCTTGTATAAACCAATCTTCCTGCAAAAGTAAACTGATTTACTCCGTTTGCAGCATCACCACTAGATGTAATATAGTTTACAGTAATAAAATTATTATCCTCAAGTTTATTTCCAAAAATACCATCACCAAAAATAACTTGATATCTTTCATCTTCAACTTCTTGAAGATAATATATTTTAGAATCTGATTTGATGTCAAAAAGACTATCTTGACGACTATATGTTACACTCTTAGTTGATTGTTCATTTGGTCGTACAGTAACTGATATTAGATCAGTATCAATTCCTGGATTTTGTAAAACAAACTTTTGATTTGGAGTTCTTGCACTATTTGTAAAGTTTGAAGTCAATAGACTTCCTTCATATATGAAAATATCATTAAATGATGCGATAGAATCAACAACAGGGACTGTTATATCCTCTAATATACAGAAAGTATATGATTGCCTGCCAAAAGAACCTTGACTAGTAGCTACAATACCTTTCTTAAGGGTGATTGTACTAGGTGTAGGTGTTATATTTGATGTATCAATGAAAAAACTAACAGTTGATGCTGATGCTTTTCTTGATCGAGGGAGATATCCAATATTTCTTGCTAAAGATACGACATTCTCTCTTAATGTCGCACTATCAA